GGGAACAAGAATTGGAGAAAACTTATGCAGATATGGACAGAATACTTAAAAGTGGTAGTGATGAAAATTCAAATAAAAATTCAACATTATTAAATGTTAAAAGAGATTTATTAGCAGGAGAATTTTATAGAAATAAATTATTACAAATATTACCAAAAAATGTAGCAGAAGCACATAGTAAAAAAATTATACATTATCATGATGCAGATTTTGATCCTCGTTCTACAAATTGTAGCATCATAAATGTTAAAGATATGTTGGAGAATGGGACTAAAATATCTAATGCTTATATAGGTACTCCAAATTCAGTTGAAGTTGCAGCTAATATTATTATGCAAATTATTTTTAGTGTATCTAATTCACAATTTGGCGGAGTTTCCGTAAGTGATTTTAATGAATTACTTGGAGAATATGCAAAGAAAAATTTTAGGAAAAATTTTATTGATGCAATAGAGTTTTATAATATATTAGAAAAAGACTATGAAACAACAGAAGAAGCAGTTGTTGAATTTGAAAAAGTATGTGGGAAAATCAGTAGTGACAATGAAAAACTAGAAAAAGGAAATCCAGATGTATTTGCATGGGTAAAAAAGAAAACAGATAAAGATATTTATGATGCATGCCAATTATTTGAATATCAAACTAATAGTTTGCAAAATGCTTCGCAGACTCCGTTTTCTACTATAACAATGACAATTCCAACATCTTGGGAAAGTGAAAGAGTATTTTACAATTATTTACAAGTTAGACAAAAAGGATTAACTAACAATAAAGATAAAAAGACAATAGCGATATTTCCAAAAATATCTATGTTTGTTGTTGATGGACAAAATTTAAAAGAAGGAGATAAATATTATTGGATGTTAAAGGAAGCTAGTAAGTGTATAGCAAATACATATTATCCAGATTTATTAATGATTTCAAAAGAAGATTTTAATAATGGGAAAATGTATGCTCGTATGGGTTGCAGAAGCAGAGTAAATCACGACTATAAAGAAAATGGTGTTTATAAAAAATATGGAAGATTTAATTATGGTGTTGTTACATTAAATTTAGTACATTTATGTTTAGAAACATTAAAAGAAAAAGGAAACATTAATATGTTTATTGATAAAATTAATAAATATAGTAACACAATAATGAAAGATACATTCCAATTTAAGTATGATAATGTAAAAACATTAAAAGCAAAAGAAGCACCAATATTATTTGTTGATGGTGCAATATCTAGGTTAAATCCAGATGACACAATAGAACAATTATTAAGAAGTGATAATTGTAGTTTATCGTTTGGATATTTAGGAATAGATGATTGTGTGAGATTATTAACAGATAATAAAGAAAATATATCAACAGATAAAGGATATGAACTTGGAATGAAGATTATGAATTGTTTAGTTGAAAATGTTGATAAATTAAAAAAGGAAATGAATTTACCAATTAGTCTTTACAGCACTCCAAGTGAAGCATCTATTGGAACTTTCTTTGAAAAAGATAAAGAACAATTTGGAGATATAATGCCAGAATGGTTATTAAAGAGAGAATATTATACAAATAGCTTTCACTTTTCAAGTGAATTACCAATAGATCCATTTGATAAGATACAAATAGAAAGTAAATTTACTCAATTAGCAAATGGTGGTAATATTAGTTATGTTGAAAATGGTGGAAAGGTATATAATACAAAAGCAATAATTGAATTAATACAACATGCTTATAAATGTGGGACTCAATATTTTGCTATTAATACAATAAGTGATGTATGTTTTAAGTGCGGATATACTGGTGAAATGAATTATGATGTAAACAAACATCAATATACTTGTCCAAATTGTGGTAATACAGATGGAACTCAAATGAAAGTTCAAAGAAGAAGCTGCGGATATATTTCCAACTATAATGTAACAAAAGCAGTTAAAGGAAGAATGAAAGAAATAACAAATAGATTTGTTCATACAAATTTAATGAAGAAAGAGAGTGAATAAATTGAATAAAAAATGTAAGGCTTCTATTGATTTAGATAGGGATAAGTTTATTAAGTATTATGAAGATGGTGCAACTATTAATGATTTACAAATGATATTTGGTTGCACCAAATATATTGTTGATAAACATATTAAAAAATTTAATTTAAAAAAACACAATAATCAATCTAGTAAAATGGAAAATTTAATTTATCCAAATAATGCAGAAAAAGCATATTTACTTGGATATTTAATACACAAAATTAAACCATTATATCAAAATGAAATATTTGGATATAGAATTGTGTGGAATGAAAATGAAGAAGATATTATGTCTATGATATTTAATGTATATGGAATTACATCAAATACATATTATGATAAAATTAGGAATGAATATTTTAAAATATTATATGATATAAGATTTTTTAATCAACTATATTATGCTGGGTTTAGATTTAATTATGGATTTATAAATAATCCAATTAAAAGTAGTTATTATAATCTTGATTTTATTAGAGGATATATTGATGGTGGATTTGGAGTTATTAGTTCAGACTCTAAATTTCCATATATTCAAATTAAAGGTGGATATAATTTTTTAAGATATGTGCTTGGTATATGTAAAATATATGGAGTAAAAACTTTTAAAAGAAATAAAAAAGATTATTTTCAATATATTAGATTTACAGGACAAAAACTTTGTGAATTTTTATCAAAGATATATTATGATAGATGCTTATGTAATCCAGATAATTTAGTTAAAGTAAATAAGATATATAGAAAATTAAAATATAAAAAGAGATGATAATATGAAAATTGCTAGTATAAGTGATAATGATAGTGTAAATTCTATAACAGGATTTACATTATCTATATTTACTCAGTCATGTCCACATCATTGTCTTGGATGTTTTTCTCCTCAAACTTGGAGTGAATGTGGTGGGAAAGAATATCAATTAGATGAGATTAAAGCATTAATATTAAATTCTAAATGTCATAATGTTTCGCTAATTGGTGGAGATCCATTTGCTCCATTAAATAGAAGTGAAGTTATAAATTGTATTCAGTGGATTAAACAAAATACAAATAAATTTGTTTATGTATGGACTGGATATACAAAAGAAGAAGTTGAAAAATGGATAGATTTAGAATTAATAGATGTATTAATTGATGGAAAATTTGAGTTAGATAAAAGAAACTTGAATTTATTATTAAGGGGAAGTAGTAATCAAAGATTGTTTTATAAGGGAAAACAAGTGATAGAAAAAGAATTATTAGAAATAGTTGACAAATTATAAATTATATAATATAATAAAACTAAATTCATAAGCTATAAAAATAAATTATAAAAGGAGTTGATAATATGATACCAAAAAGACAAATAAAAGTTTGGCGTTGGATAAAGAAACCATCTTTATCATTTTGTGGAACTATTCCAGTTGAAGAAGATGATGGAGTTGGAGAATGGATTTGGATAGAGCCAAATGAAGAAGAATGGACACAATATTGTGATGAATTATTAAGTAAGTATCGGAATATGTCTGTTACAGAAAAATATTTTTATAGACAAAGTAATCCAATAATAGATGAATTATTAAAGGATTTAAAAGATGTTAAAGGAGATGATTAAATATGAATGAAATTATGAATTTAGGAATTGAAAACAAAGATGGAATTTTGGTAGTAAGTAGTAGAATTGTTGCAGATGGGTTGGGCAAAAGACATGACCATGTTATTAGAGATTTGGAAAATATTTTAACCAACCCAAATTTGGGGGCGTTAATTTTATTATCAAATTATATTGATAGTAAAGGAGAAACTAGAAAAGAATATCTTTTAACAAAAGATGGATTTTTGCTTTATATGTTTTCTATTAGGGGTTATGAAGAATTTAAACTTGCTTATATTAGAGAGTTTGATAGAATGAAAGAAGAATTAGAAAAACAAAATAAAATTCCTCAATCATTTAGTGAAGCGTTGTTATTAGCTGGTAGAATACAAGCTGAGAAAGAAAGATTGGAATTAGAAAACAAACAAATGAAACCAAAAGTTGAATATGTTGATAATGTACTTGTATCAGAAAGTTTATTAACAACAACTCAAATAGCAAAAGATTTTGGTTTAAGTGCTATAAAATTAAATAAAATATTATATGAACAAGGCGTACAATATAAGCAAAGTAACCAATGGTTGTTATATGCTAAATATTTACAAGAAAGTTTATGTCAATCTAATACATATTTATGTGAAGATGGAGAAGCTAGATTTTTAACAAAGTGGACACAAAAAGGTAAAATGTTTATTTATAATTTATTAAAAGAAAAATATGGATTGTTGCCTGTTTCTCAATGGGAAAAATAAAGTGTTGACAAAATAAAAATTATATGTTATAATAATTAATATAAAGAACAACTCAGCAAATATACCCAAACCTATTTTGAAAGTGTGTGGAAATTTGTTCTTTAAATATAAAAATAAAGGATATAGAACATAACAGCAATTATAAAAAAAATTTTGACTGTAAATTAAAGATAAGATGTTCTATTCCTTATTAAGATTATAAGGAGAGTGATAATATGAATTTTAAACAAGGATTTATTAATGAAGGAAATAAAACTTATACTACTAATGGAGCAGAGGTTTATAAAAGTACAATGAATAATTTAGTAGATTTGTTTGGGACAATAGGAGATATTTATAATAATGATACTCAAAAAATAGTATCTCTATTTATAAATGCCTTAAATGAAGATAAGGAATTGGCTATTAAAACTTTATTTTATTCAAGAGATTGTCGTGGTGGAATGGGTAATAGGAAGAATTTTCTTGCTATTGCTAAATATTTAATAGAAAATAATCAAGGAGAATATATCTATAATAACTTAGGATTTATAGATGAATTTGGTAGATTTAAGGATTTAGTTGAACTTAATCTTAGTTTAAGTGAAGACTTAGCAAAGCCTATAACTGAGTTTATGATTGAATATTTATTTACTGAAAAGATTAAATATGAAGCACATGTTACAAAAGAGTTATCTTTGGCTTGGAAATGGCTACCAACTATTAATAGTAGAAGTAAACATACTAGACAAAAAGCAAAGAAATTATTAAGTAGATTTAATAAAGTTCATAATTATTTTAAAATGTATAGTTATCAAAAAGAAGTTGCTAAATATAGAAAACTATTGAAAGTAGTTGAAAGAGATATTTGTGCTAATACATTTGAAAATATTAGTTATCCAAGTGTTCCAAGTAAATGTATGAATATGAATTATGGATTATTTTATAAAAAAGATACAGATAGATTTAATAAGTATTTACAAGAATTAAAACAAGGTAAGACAAAAATTAATTCATCTGTATTATTTCCAAGAGATATAGTACATAAATATGGAACTAATCCATATAATGTTAAAGATGTTTTAGAAGAACAATGGAAAGCATTACCTAATTATTTCACTAAACCAATGAATATAATTCCATTAGTTGATACAAGTGGAAGCATGATAGGAACACCTATGGAAGTATCTATGTCATTAGGAATATATTTAGCTGAAAGAAATCCTAGTGAAGCATTTAAGAATTTAATATTAGAATTTGGTAGAGATGCTCATTTATATGATATTTCTAACAAACCAAGACTAATAGATAAATTAAATGGATTTAATGGAGATTGTGGTAACACAAATTTACAAAAAGCATTTTTAAGAATACTAAATATAGGTAGAGAAAATAAACTAAAACAAGAAGATATGCCATCTCATTTAGTTATTATTTCTGATATGCAATTTGATAGTGCTACTACATATAGTGATAAATATGGTATTATAAATCATATGAGAGATCAATTCAATCAAAATGGATATGAACTACCACAAATAATTTATTGGAATGTAAATAATAGCGACAACTTCCCAGAAATAGCAAAAGATGGAATCTGTTATGTTAGTGGTTATAGTCCTACAATTATGATGGCTGTATTGAATGCAGAGATATTAACACCTATTGAAGTAATTAAAAAAGCTGTATTAATAGATAGATATAAAAACATTTGGTATAAAGGAGAGTAGATAGTATGAAAACTTATAATGTTGTAGATTTATTTTGTGGTTGTGGTGGTGGAGCAATAGGGATTGAGAGATTGGGTAGAACCAATACTCTCTTTGCCATAGATTTTTGGAAACTAGCTGTTGATAGTTATAATTATAATCTAGGAAATAAAGCAATTCAAATGGATATACACGATTTAGATGAAGAAAAAATAAAACAGTTGACAAATGGAAATCAATGTGATATACTAATTGGTAGTCCGCCTTGTCAAGGATTTAGTTTAATAACAAGAAATAATTATAAAGATGACAATGGAAATATTCATGATGGCATGGAGCAAAAAAAATCATTTATTCTTAGAATTTATAAGGGTGGCTAATATCTTGCAACCAAAAATAATTGTCATGGAAAATGTTGTTGGAATGTTAAGTATGAAAAACCAATATGGGAATAAAGTTTTTGATGATATATTAAAAGCATTTAATGATATTGGTTATAACACTAAATTTAATATTATTAAATGTGAAAAACTTGGTTTACCACAAACTAGACATAGAGTTATTATATTGGCTACAAATGATAAACAAATTTATGATAAGTTAAAATTTCCAACTGACAATGGAAATAGAACAAGTATAGGGAAAGCAATCATAGATATTCCAGAATTTGGGAATTATTATAGATATGATTTAAATAAATGTTTTTCTTATATTAAAAGTTTAAGAAATGAGAATGATGTTTTAACAGATAATATTACAAATAATACAACAAGTATAGTTAAAGAAAGAATTAAGTTAATTAAAAATGGTATGTGTATGAAAGATCTCCCTGATGATGAACCATTAAAAACAAAAGCTAAATTTACAAATAGTTATAAAAGAGAAAGTGCGGGTTCTTTAATTGGGACTATTAGTAATATAACTAAAAATATCTTAATACATCCTTATTATGATAGAGTATATACCATTAGAGAAGGATTAAGATTACAGAACTTTCCAGACAAATATATCTTACAAGGTACTGTACAAGAAAAATATCAAATGATTGCAAACGCAATTCCACCATTATTGACAGAAAATGTTGCTCGTTGTATAATAGATATATTAGATGACATTGAGAAAGGAGAGTAATTAATATGATTAAAGAAAAGGTATTAAAAATTGAATATCAACCAGTGTTTGATAAATATGCTGTGAGAATAACATATCAAAATGAAAAAATATTAAAAAGAGGTGAATTTGAAGACTGTGGTATTCGCAGTATTTCATCTCCCGATTATTCAAAGCAAGATAATATATTTTATATTTTAGGACTTAACCCTTGTTTAGATAGAGATATTCTAATAGTTAATGATAGAGAATTACAATATATATATGAAAAGGTAAATGAGGTTAATGAGAAATATGGTATAGTTAAAAGATGGAGAGCTAATAAAAGAGAATATTATTATTATATTAGTCCTGTTGGATATATATTAAAAGAACAAGAGGAATATGATTGGAGAGGAAATGAGAAATATAAATTAGGAAATTATTTTAAAACAAAAGAAGAAGCTCGTAGAGTATTAGACAGTGTTCAATGGAAAGATTTATGGAAAGATGTTAGAGAAGATAAATTAAAATTTGGAGTAGAATTATGAACAATAATTTAGATAAATATAAATTAATTAATTATGATTTTTTAATTCATCAAAAATTAAAAGAACAAATAAAAATATTAAATGATAATGTAGAAAAAGGCGTAATATTGGATTTTGAACATAAAGAAGTGGATTCAAACAAATTAAAAAATTTAGTAATATATTTATATTGTGTTTATGATAAACAAATTATTTTAAGAAATATACTTCAAAAAAATTATGATTTTATTAGAATGTGGGAAATGTATTTTGAGGTAAATCATAAAATAAAACAGATTAAAAATATGGAGTGTGATAAATAGTGGGTTTAATAAATGATGTTATAGAACCATCAATAATTGGATTAGAAGATAATATATTTGTTGATGGAATTGGAGATATAATTTCCAATGCAAAAGTTTATGGATTAAAAAATTCTTTAAGAGTAAGTGGATTTCCAATGAGAGTTGACAAAGATTTTAAAGAAGAATTAGTGAAAACATTAAATCGTGGTAAAAAGTTAGGACATTATGATAGTGGAACTGGTGAAGATAATTTCTTATGTGGTGTTATAGTACAATGTGATTTGAATATACCAATTAAAATGTGGACTGAATTTCAAAGATACCATTTTGCAGATATAATTTCTTCGCAGTCAACACTACATAAAATATTAAATATGGAAATAAATATGTTTGATAAATTAACACCTGCATTAGTGATTAATACATTTTATCAATTAAAAGAAGCATACAAAAAAGATCCTACACCAGATAATTATGTGAAATTATTAATGGCTATACCAAGTGGATTAAAATTGTGTGCTGGTGTTACTACAAATTATAGGCAACTTAAAACAATATATAATCAAAGGAAAAATCATAAACTTCCACAATGGAGAGAGTTTTGCAAATGGATATTAACATTACCTTATTTTAAGGAATTAACTGGATTAGGAGATGATTAAAATGATAAACAAAGAACAAATTGTATTTCAAAGTGAAGTTGTAGTAGATGATGAAATTAATATAGGAAGAAATTTAGTCGAAGCACAAGCTACAAGTAAGAAGGATTTTAGAGAACTTAAAAAAGAAATATCTATTAATTTTAGTAAGGATAGATTAAAAAGAGCAATAGCTAGTGCTAAATTAATGATATTAGGAGCGACAAGAGATTTAGTTGAAAATCTTAAACTTAGCGAATTATCTTTATTAACTGGAAAAAAAATAGATGAAAATGAAGAATTAATTAATTTAAGATTAGAATTTATACAACAAAGAATAACAATAGAAGAATTTAAAGAAAAGTATAAATTTATATTAGGTAAAGTGCCTAAAACAGATTTAGAAAAATTCTTAGCACATCTTAAATCTATGGAAGATAAAGTAATGGATATTGAATTTCCAGAAGAAGAAAGAGAAAATATTAAAAGTAAAATTAATTTAATATTAGGGTGTATTGAGTAATGGATCAAATGAGAAATCATTATAGAGAATATAAATTAAAAAGGTATGGTTTACCAGACGAATATATAGATGTATATATGTATTTAATAACCAAAGATAAATCATATCTTCCACAAGATTATTTGGTTAGCTATAATAAGAAAACATCAATGGTAAATCTTAGTAAATTAAACAAAACTAAGGAAGAATTAATTTTACTTTTTGGAAGATTGTTAATATTTGGTAAATTAGAGGTTGATAAATGAAAAGGAAAAATGTTAATATACTTGTTATAGATCAAGCTACTATAAATACAAGTTATGTAATATTAAATATAAGAGATGGAAAACCCTATTGGGTTGAATGTTCAAAAATACTCTTGACAAATTCAGATTATGGTGATAGAATATTAGAGTTATATAACAAAATTTCTGCTTTAATAGTACAACATAATATAGAAATTTTGGTATTAGAACAAGTACCACCAATAATAAAAAATTTCCATACAACAAGTGTATTACTCAAACTATTTGGAATATTAGAATTATTGGCTAAGCAACATGGAATAGAGTTAGTAATGTTGCATGTGATACATTGGAAGACAGTTGCTGGGATAACAGCAAAAGGTAGAGCATTGCAAAAAACAGAAAGTATTAAAATTGCAATGAAAAGATGGCAGGCATATAAACAGATTATTCAAGAAAGTGACGATGTTGCAGATGCTTTGAATATGTCGTATGCGTTTTTGGTAGATGAAGGTTATATAACAAATAATAATAAATAAGGAGAAGTGATAAGATGGAAAGAAAAGTTTACGATCAATTTACTATGGTAGGTGTATTAGATTATAAGGATAAACCAGAATTAAAAGAAATTATATCTAAGACATCAAATTGGAAAGGGTATTCATTACAATTAAGAGTTAATGTTGATGGTAGTACACAATTTTTAGATTTAATGGGTGGAGATATGTATGAAGATACTGGATTAACAAAGTTATCTCCAATCAAATTTAAAAACTCAGAGGGAGTTGAAGTTAGTTTAACACCTAAACAATTAGAGAATGAAGAATTATTTAAAACTGTTCCTAATTTTAAAAAGCAAAGATTTCATGATAAGGAATTTATTTTTGGGGGAGAATGGATTAATGAGATTTATAGTAATTTAGAAACTTTAAAAGGAAGAAAAGTTTATGTTACAGGAACTTTACAACTACAATATAATAAAGAAAAAGATGTTATGTATAAAAAGTTTGTTGTAAGAAATTTATCTCTTGCTACAAATCAAGAAGATGAAGAATATTGCAAAGGACAATTACAAATTTTCTTTACCAATGGAGCTGTTGATAAAGCATCTATAACAAAAGGAAAGGACTTTGATCCTAGATTAATAGAAGAATTTGGGAATAGAGTTGAAGTTAAAGGTTATATAGCTCAATATAATCAAGATAAAAACACAAGAAGCACAGTAGAACAAATATTATTCCCACAAACATTTTATGTAAGAACTGATAAATTGGACTTAACAAATGATTTACATAAAAAGTTATTAGCATTTATACTTGGTAGATTTGAATGTCCAGAAGGAAAGATTGCATCTGTTGGATTTGAGGTTACTTTTAAAAGAGGTAATAGTGAAATTGAATTAAGTGAAGAACAAAAGAAGGAATTATTAACTAAGGAAGAAATACAATACCTTGAATTATTCCCAGATCAAAAAGATAGATTTCTTAGAAATAAACTTCAAATGACAATGGAAAGAATTGATGAAACTTATTTAATTCAACCACATGCAAATATGCCTATACAAGAAATTCAAGAAGATATGTTTATGGATATGCTTGAATTATATAAAACAGTAGGTGCTTATGAGGGTAAAAAAGATGGTAAGAAAGAAACAAAAACAAATAAAGTAGAAGAAAATACAGGTTCTTCAAGTGAGTTAAACTTTGGTGCGTTTTTCAGTTAATTAAAGGAGTGTGATTACTAATGGGATTTTTAAGTAAGATTAAAAAGAATGAAGTTAAGTTTGGGTTGGAAAATTATGTGTTCTTAATTAGAGGAGCTGCAAAAGCAGGGAAAAGTAGCTTTTTCGCACAGATTGTAGAAGAAATGTATGGGGATAGCACAAAAGGATTACTTATCCCCTTTGAAAAAGGATATTCTGCAATCAATGGTGTAAATATATTTCCATATACAATAGTGCCAGAAATGGCAATAGATGAAGAAACATATAGAGGTTGGGAAGTATTTACTGGACTTGTGGATGAAATCATTAATACCCCAGAAGAAGAAAGAATTAAAATAGTGGCAATAGATACTGTTGATGAATTTATTAATGTTGCTATTGAAGAAACTTGTAGACAAAGTAGAGTAAAGACAAAAAAACCTTGTGATAGTATAGACTCTGCGTTTTCTGGATTTGGTAGAGGAAGAGCTTTTATGAAGAAAATGATTAAAGAGCAAATAGAAAAATTAAGAGGTGCTGGTGTAGGAATTTTCTTTATAGGACATACAAAAGTTAAAACTCTAAAAACAAAAATAGATGAAGAAGAATATCAAATATTAGGTTCAAACTTAACAGAAGATTATGATGCAGTATTTGCCAATGATGCAGACTTTATATTAATGATTACAAATGACAATAAAGTTGTTGATGGAAGAATGATAACAGGAGAAAGGTATTTAAGATTTAGAGGAGATGGATTTTATGCAGCTGGTAGTAGATTTGCTAATGTACCAGAACAAATACCATTAGATGCTAAGGTGTTCATTCAAACATTAAAAAATTGTGTTATGGGTTTAGCTAATATTAAGGATATGAAAACTATGGATAAACTTGTAGAACAAGAGCAAAAAGAAAATAAAGCTACAAGAGAAAAAAATAAAAAAGCAAGTGAGGAGAAATTGAATGAATTATTAACAAAGATAAAACAATTTGGAGCATCAGATGATACACCTATTGCAACTAAAACAGAATTAATGGGAGTTATAGGAGAGTATGAAATTGATATGAAAAATCCATTAAATAATAACATCACTTCTTTACAAGAAATTATTGATAGATTTGGTATTTAAAATTTAGAAGTGGGGTAACTAATATCCCACTTTCTTTTATTAAAGGAAGGTAGATATTATGAATAAAAGAGAATTAAGTGCATATATAAAAGATTATATTTATTATTATATGCTTGGTTATGGTTTGAAAAGACAAGGAAAATTATATGATAATATAACTAAGTTTATAATAGAAATAACAGAAAATCAACAAGATTATGATTATATTCGTTTTTGCTTTGAGTTGACAAGAGAGATATTAGAAAGTGATTTCATATCAAGTAAATTATCTTCATTGGTTATATTTCAAAGACAAGCATATATATTTGTTATACTTAGAGATAAACTTAATACATCTATGGAATTATGGACTAAGGAACAAAATAAAAAGAATGAAACAAGTGAGATAGATAATAAATATAATATATTATTAAGTGATATGTTAGATAAAAATAAAAGAGTGGATATTAGTAGATTTATTTAGGGGGTATAGAATGGAATTTAGAAATAGAGAAATCATAGAAAATAACTTTGTTTTCTGTTTGTGGAGTAGACCAAAAACATATGGGAAATACATTAAAAGAATTAATGCCTTAGATAAATTTCTTGAAACAGAAAGTGCCAAATTCTTTTATACTATTGGATGTAAATTAATAGAAAAGGGAATGACAACTTTTGATCAAGCGACTGTATTGAGTTATATTGATAGTAATGAGATTATTAAATCTAAGTTTTTGGGTTATGGTGGATATGAAACATTCCAAACAGTAGCAAGTAATTTAGATCCAAATAATGTTGATGGATTTTATGGAGAAATAATTAAAATGAATATCATCAATGATTTGGAATTAAAAGGATTTGACATTAAAGGAAACTATGCAAAGATAAGTCAAATGTCAGCAGATGAAATAAGAGCATATTTTAGTTATCAATTAAATAATACTTTTATTAAAAGTGGAAGTGAAACTAGAATAGAAGATTTTACTATAACAGATGAAGACTTTGAATTATTTGATAGTGGAACTCAAATGGGATTAAGTATTGCATCAACAGCACCTTTATTAAATTATGAAATATTAGGGTTAAATAGAGGTTTGAGTTTGATAGGTGGACATGTCAATCAAGGGAAAGCACAACCTATAACAAGTAAAATATTGACACCAGAGGGATATGTTCAATTAAAAGACTTACATTTAGGACAACTTATATTAGGTTATTCAAGTAATGATATTCCATATACCAGACAAAAGGTATTAGGTATTTACCCACAAGGGAAAAAGAAATTATACAAATTAATATTTGATGATGGAAGTACAGTGGAATGTAATGATGAACATTTGTGGACATTTTTAGACAGAAATGATAAAGTTGTAACAAAAACATTAAAAGAATTTATGGACTTAATGGAACAAGGAAAGAAGTTTTATATGTTACCAAGAAAACCATATGAACCACCAGAAAATCAAATATATAGATGTCCATATGATTTATATGCTATTGGATATATGTTTGGAACTAGATGTAATGTTTGGAGTGGATATTTAGAATTTACTAATGCTAAAACACATAGTAAGTTTATGACATCTATGGATTTGGGAGTTGGAGTAACACCAGAATTACATAAAACAACACATGAAGAAACTGTATGGAATGAATTATATAGAGTAAATTTTTCAAAGGAATTAGTTAATTGGGTTAAGGGTAATGGTGGAAACAAAATATTTGCAACTAAAACATACAAAAATACCAGAACAAATAGAACATATGTAGCTTTTGACGAACAAATGTTATGGAATACAACTAGAAAAGATAGAGAAAAATTATTATTAGGTTGGTTAGATAGTACATCTGATGTTAATGATTTAGGAGATCATTATAAAGTTGTTACTCAAAATGTTCCAATGTTAGATATTATGGTGGATATTGGTAGAAGTTTAGGTTGGAGAGTTGATAGAAAAGCATATAATATAGCATATTTTAAAAATCAATTAAAAAGAAAAATTAGATTAGTTGAAGTTGTTGACTTAGAAAAAGAAGTAGAAATGGTTTGTATAAAAGTATCAAATGATAATGAATTATATATAACAGATAATTTTATACCAACGCACAATACATCATTTTCATTTGCTGTAATAATGAAAGCGTGGTTAAATGCTGGAATTAAATCTTGTATTATTTCAAATGAACAAACTATTAATGAGTTTAAACAATTAATGATAGCACAAGTGTCTTATGAGCTATTTGGAGATGAAGGATTAGATAGAAGAAGATTAAAAGTAGGACATTTTAGTAATAAAGAAGAAGCTATGTTTAGGGAAATAATGGAAGTTATTAATAAACAATATGTTCCTTATATTAAGTTTGCTAAGATATTTAATTATTCTATTGAAGATGTACAAATGATAATTGAAACATTGGCAGCACAAGGTTATGGTGGATTTATATATGATGTATTTAAAGCAGAAGATAGTGCAAGTGGAAGTGTTATTGGTGAAATGAAAGAGATGTCTAAGGAATTATTTATGTTGGCAGATAGAACAGATAGTTCAATTATAGCGACAGTACAATTAGGATTAAGTGATTTGAATACTAGATTTTTGGCATTAGATAATATTTCAACATCAAAACATATAAGCGAACCAGCAACAGAGGTATTATTAATTCGTGCTATGTGGGATGATGAAATTACTGGTGGAAAGCATGACATTAAGATAGAAACACCAACATTTGATAATCATGGTAATCCACTTAAAGATAAACAAGGGAAACCTATTATGAAGCAAGTTCAAGTAGTTGGACAAGATTATAAAAAAATTAAATTAGTATTTTTAGCTAAGACTAGAAATACAGGACAAGGAATTGTATTGGCATATAAATTTAATGGTGGATTTAATCAATGGGAAGAATTAGGATATTGTTATCCAAGTCATGAAAATAGAGGTAGAAAGTCATGAAATTTAAGAATATACAATTTACAGAAGATGATATTTTTAAGTTATTGGAAGCACTTGGTTTTACTAATATATCAAATCACGAGAAAGAGTTTAAATTCTCGTGGTATGATGGTGCTTCTCCAAATGGAAGTTGTTTATTTAAAGATACACTTGTTTTTAAATATTGGAGCAAAGGATTAGATGGGGATATAATAGAATTAGTAAAGCATAAACTAGATTGTGGGTATAGAGAAGCATTTAAGTTTATAGAAGATTTTACAAATCAAAAGTTAGTATACCAAAGAGAAATGACATCATCTATATTCCAATCTTATTTAGATATGTTAAGACAAAATAAAGATGAGATTCATTATGAAATATATGATGAAAGAATTTTATTGGATTATAAAAAAACTATTTCACAATTATTTCTTAGAGATGGTGTTTCTACTTTAATTCAATATAGATATGGATTAATATATGATGAAGAAACAAGTAGAATTGGAATACCAATTAGAGATTATGATAATAATTTAGTTGGATTATTAGGTAGATTTAATTATAAGAATGTATATGGTAATGTACCAAAATATTTACCAATAATTAATTATAAAAGAGGTTTATTTTTATTTGGTTTAGGTGAAAACAAAAGATATATGAAAGATAAAATATATGTTGTTGAAAGTGAAAAAAGTGTTCTTCAAGCTAACTCAATGGGATTTCCAAATGTTGTAGCATTAGGAACTTGCAATATTACAAAACAACAAAGAAAATTATTTGAGAAAGTAAACCCAAATGAAGTAATATTGTTATTAGATGAAGGATTGCCAGATGAGATGTATGAGAGAATAGCAAGAAAATTAATTAGTTTAAATCCAATTATTAAATATAAAATAAAATATATTAATGCTAATGATTGCGATTTAGGTAGAAAAAATTGTATATTTGATGAAGATATTGACAAAGTTAAATATATTTTAGAAAATAAATTAACAGAAATTAAGGAGTAGTGATAAGGTGGATACAATACAAAAGGTTCAGGAATTAAAAGAACAAGGAATTGAAGTATATTCTTATTCCAGATTATCAAGTTTATATAATTGCTTATATGAATACAAACTTGGATATATAGATCATATTAGAGGTATGGATAATATATGGACGAAACTTGGAACATTAATACACGAATGTGTTGAAATGATTTATAATGGAGAATTAGAAGAAAAAGATTTTGAACAAAAGTATTTATTGGGGTATCAAGAAATTATAAATCAAGGATATAAATTTCCAAGTGATGTAATAGCAGAGAATATGCAAAGAAATATCCAACATTATATTTATACATTTAAAAAAGATAATGTAAAAACAGAAAATGAAAAACATTTTTTAGTTAATATAGCTGGTATTTGGATGCAAGGATATATAGATAAAATAATATTTAATGATGATGGAACAATAGATATTCACGATTATAAAACATCATCAAAATTTCAATCTAAGGATTTACAAGATAAAGGAAGACAATTAGTTTTATACGCTTATGCTTTAGAACAAATGGGATATAAAATTAATAATATAGCTTGGAATATGGTTAAATATGTATGGACAAGTTATAAACAAAAGAATGGATTTAGTAAGCCAGTGTTGACAGATAGAAAGGATATTTGGAATAAACTTCAATTAAAACTATTATCATTTGCTGAGTTAGAAGGGTATTCAAAAGACGAAGCCTATCAATTATACTTAGATTTAGCTAGTGATTGTAGAAAAGAATTGCCAGATAATTTAAAAAAATATTTTATTATAGAAGAAGGCATTGTCGTTTATCCTTATAGTGAAGAAAATAAAAAAGAATTAATTGAATTTATAGAGAAATCACTTAAATTATTGGAAGAAGAAAAAGAATTTAAACCAGTAAAGATAGATAAATCAAATAGTTTTTATTGTTCTTTCCTATGTGGACAAAAAAATAGATGTGAAGTTTATAGACAATATGTGGAAAGTTTGGAAATTAGTGAAGTACCTAAAATATTTAGGGAAGAAAGTAATATAAATGGTGGTGTTGAAGTTGACTTCAAGGAGTTTTTTAAATGATTTTATTTGAAGATAAAAGAAAGACAAAAACAATAAATATATTTCCATTAATTAAAGACAGTGCATTCAATGAAATACATTTGGTTGGAGATAGTAATGGATATAATATAGCAAATATCTTAGGTTGTAGTCCAAAGATGATTTCATATCCAGATAGTAAACAATATAAAAAATTATTATTATCATTAAAAGGAATAAAAAATTGGAAGATATTAAAGAATGGAATTAAAACATTTGATGAAATATTTTCTAAAACACAATACTCTTATTTAAAATCATCTGTAAATAGAGATGTTATATTGGAACAAAATTATTATAAAGTATTTATTAAAATGATATTGATGTCTAAACCAGAATTTATTATTAATAAAAATGGAAAGATAATGTTTGAGCAAGATAATAAAGTTAAGAATGTTGAAATAGTTAGTTTTTTCTTTGAACAATTATACAATAATTTATTTAATAATAATGTTATAATCAAAGATTATCAATCATTTGAAAGGTATTTATTGGATATTGATGATATATTTTATGAGAATAAATTATTTATATTTACCCCTAATTCATATTTAAGAGGATATATAGATAGTTTTAATTACGAATATTTATTATCATTATTGGATAAAATACAAAGAAAGAATGGATTTTTTATATTGATAGATGACTTGATATATGGGAAAAAAATTAATTTAATGTTAGAAGCTAGTGCAAAAATATGGAATAGGAAATCACAAGTCATAGATATCCCAACTGGGAAAGCTATGGTGTTGACAAATTTATAATTTAATGATATAATAAGATATAAATTTAGAAAGGATGTGAGTCATATGTTATTAAAAAAATATGAATTAAATGGTGAAATATTGTGTTGGAGAATGAAGTTAGAATATATTAAATATAGAAATGATAGTATGTATGATATAAACGCAGGTTATATATCAACAAGTGTCAATGGAACTCCATATCGTAAGATATTAAATATTAACTGGAACAATATACATGGTATTTTGGCTGCATTATTAATAATCTATAATGATAGATTTGATTGTGATGTAAGAATTGAAGTACCAGATAGATTAGAAGAATATTTAGAAAATTGGTTTTATAATGGAGATTTAGATTATACAAGTTGGATATACAAAAAGAATAAAGATAAAGGAGCTGATTATAATATCAGAAAAGTAGAAAAAGTATTAATTGCAAGATTAAGAAATTTATATCCATATGATTATTATAAAAAGTTTAAAAATATTCCAGATACAGATGATGAAGATCAAGAATATGATTTATTTTGTGATTATGTTGATACTTTATCAAGACAGCTAATTAATGAAATTGTAAAAGATTTGGTTATATTACATAAAGAAAATAGATTAGATGAATTTAATCCATTCAATTTATGTGATGAAGCATTTAAGATTTATGATCATAAATTGGTAGAGAAAGATAACGAGGAGTTGCTCACCAAAGGAAGAATTGATTTATCTAGCGTGTTAGAAGAAAATCCACTTAAAAAAGCATTAGAAGAAGCAGAAAGGTTTATGAGAGAACAACCAAGAGAATATCAAAGGTGGGTATCTAGTGTACTTGCAAGAGAAAATGAAAGAAATCCTTATCTTAGACAAAATATTAGAAGTGTGGAATTAACAGATGAAGATATAATTAGACTTGCAAATCTTGGATTATGGGAGAATGAGATTGAATATGAATAAGAAATATATTAATTATCATTGCCATAGTTATTATTCTAATTCTATAATAGCAGATAGTCCTGTTTCCCCAAAAGAATATATAAATAGAATTAAGGAATTAGGACATTCTGTCTATGTTTCAACAGAACATGGAATTAGTTTTAACTGGGCAGAAAAGTATTTATTATGTAAAGAAAATAATATTAAGTTTGTTTTTGGTGTTGAAGGATATATTTTATATAATGAAAAAGTATACCATATTATGTTTGTGGCTAAAAATAAAAATGGTATGGTGCAATTAAATAGATTAATAAGTGATGCCGTAATTAATAATTTTAAATATAGTAGACCAAGAGTAACACTTGAAACCATAAAACAATTTATTAATCCAAATGATGTAATATGTACTAATGCCTGCATCGGTGGAGTATTAAAAGAACCATCTTTGGTATTGGTGAAAGAACTATATAAGTTCTTTGGAGATAATTTTTATTTAGAAGTTGCATACCATAAAAGCCAAAGACAAATAGAAATAAATAAATTAGCAAAGAAAATTAGTGAACAAGTTGGTATAAAATTAATAGCTGGAAACGATAGTCATTATATTTATCCAGAACAAAAAATATTAAGAGATGAATTATTAGCTAGTCGTAGAATTATTTATGCAGACGAAGAAGATGATGAAACACAATTCTATATGGATTACCCAGATTATAAAACTATGTTTAATAGATTTAAAGAACAAGGAATGTGGGGAGATGATGAGATATATGATTTTATTGATAGAACCAACATTATTGGAGAATTTGACGACATTACTTTTGATAATAACTGGAAAGTTCCTACACTTTATCCACATTTAAGTAAGCATGAAAGACAACAATTACTTATAAATGAAGCGAATAATAAATGGGACGAATATAAAAAACATATACCAGAACATCAATATAAAGAATATATTAAAGCTATTAGATGGGAATTAGATGAATGGCTTAAATGTGGAATGGAAGATTATTTATTGACAGCAAGTAAATTGGTTGAAGAAGGCGTAAAATTAGGTGGAGTTGTAACTATGAGCGGAAGAGGATCTGCTGCATCTTATATAACAACAACATTATTTGGATTGTCAACAATAGATAGAATACAAGCAAAAGTACCGTTATTGCCAGAAAGATTTATGACAGCAGATAGAATTATAGCTGCACATTCAACCCCAGATTATGACATAAATGTATATAATAGAGAAAAATTTATTGAAGCACAAGATAAATTATTGGGAGAAGAAATGAATTATCAATTATGTGCATATGGTACACTTCAACAAAAGTCTGCATTTAGAATGTTGTGTAAAACAAGAGATGATATTACAGTTGATCAACAATTATATATTACATCTAAGATAGAGGAATTTGAAAGAGATTGGAAACATGGAAGTGATGAAGATAGAGAAACTATGGATATTTCTAATTATATTGTTGATAGAGATATGTATAAGATATATGAACAAGCAATTAAATTTCTTGGAACTATAACAGATATTAAGGGTAGTCCTTGTAGTTGGTGTATAGCAAATGATAATCTTATGGAGATATTTGGTTTATGTCGTGCTAAGAATGGAGATATATTATTAAATATAGAAGGGAATAAGATTGAGAGTTTTGGTTATTTAAAAATGGATTGGTTGATAGTTGATGCTGTTGGAATTATAGATGCAGTATATAAAGAAATTGGCATTCCCGTTCCAACATCAAATGAACTATATTGGTTAATTCAAGATGATAAAGAAACTTGGGATATATATGCAAAGGGAATAACTTGTTGTGTAAATCAATGTGAACAACCTAAATCAAAGCAAAAGGTAATGAATTATAAACCTAAATCAATAGAAGAATTATGTGCGTTCGTTGCCGGTATTAGACCCGGATTTATATCTAATTATGATAGATTTGAGAAAAGAGAACATTTTGAATTTGGCATAAAAGAATTAGATGAATTATTGCAAGGTAGATTTTTGGATAGTTCATGGATGTTATACCAAGAACAAATAATGTTGATATTAAATTATTGTGGATTTGAACCAAAAGAAACATATGATATATTAAAGGCTATATCTAAAAAGAAAGAAGAAAAAATTAAAGGAGCAAAAGATAAGTTCTTTGATAAAATGCACACTTTATTGGATAAAGAAAATAGAGATAAGGCAGATGAAATCATAAATAAGATATGGCAAGTTATTATAGATAGTTCTAGCTATAATTTCAATAGTAGTCATGCATACAGTATGGCTCACGATAGTGTATGGATTGCGTACGCAAAAGCACATTATCCACAACAAACTTATGTTGGTTTAATTAAATATTTTAGTAATCTTCGTAAACTTGATAAGATAAGAACACTTAAACAAGAAGCAGAGAAATATTTTGGTATTAAATTAATGGATAGAAAATTTGGACAAGATAATAGAGTTATTAATGTTCAAGATAACATCATACATCAATCATTAGATAGTGTTAAAGGAATTAATAGTGAAATAGCAAACTTAATTTATCCTATAAAAGATATGAAATTTAATACATTTGATTTATATATTAAGTTAAAAGAATTGGGATTAAATAAAACTCATATAGGAAATCTTGCCAAGATAGGATATTTTAAATTTAATGATAAAATGTTGTGGCTAGTAAATAATTATAAAGAATATAAGCAATTAAATAAAAATAAAGTAATAGAAATATTTGACAGTAAAGTAATGGATTGTACAATAGATTTATTATATTTAGAGTTAGTTGATGCTTGTAGTAAAGAAACAAATTCATTATTAAAGTTTGATGATGTAACAACTGTAAGCAGAATATTATTTAATCATTTATCTTGGATAGATATACCAGATATTCAAAAATATTATTGGGAAATGGATTTAATTGGTGAAGTAATAACACCACATCCAGATAATGTAAAGTTTTATATTGTAGAAAAATATAATGAAAATAAAGGAAGTATATTATTATATGATCCAGAAGTGAGCAGATTGGAGTGGTTTATGTACAAGAAGGGATTGACAATAGCAAATAAAAATGTTATAATGGTAGGAGATGTGGAAAGAAAAGAAAAAGGATTGCCTGTGATAAAACAATTCATGGACTTGACTTCCATATTTAAAAATATAAAATAGGAGAAGTGATAGTATGAAAAAGTTTTTAGTTAAGAATGTATTTGCAAAAGATAGTAAATATGAAGTGATTGAAGTTGCAGATGATGCAAAAGAAATTTACTTAGGAGAAGAAGTTATTGTCGTTGATGGGATAGACAGAGAGCTTGAACCAATAGTGGTAACTCATCAATGTAAATTTGAAATTGGAGAAACAAAAGAAGAAGCACAACAAACTGGTATGTTCATTGAATTTCCAGCTGTTAGAGTAATATTGGAATTATTACCAAAAGACTTTAATGGAATTGATGAGAAAGAATTTATTAATCAACAAATAGATGTACTTAATGATGAAATAATTACATCTCAAACTGCAATGAGAAGTATTACAGAAAGTGCATTAGATGGAGTATTTGGTGCTAAGGGTATAACCCTTAATTAAGATTTAGAGGTGATTTTTATGGATAAGAAATTTAAAGTAGCAATATTAGTAGGACATAATTCAAGTCAGCAAGGAGCTTTTTCAAAAGATTTGAATATGACAGAATGGCAATATAATAAAGAAGTGGCTAATTATCTTCATGAAAAAGATGGAGAAATGTATGATGTATATTTTAGACAACCACATCAAAGTTATAGAAAACAAATGCAAGATGTATTAGATGTTATTAATAGAAAGTATTATGACTTGGTTGTTGAATTACATTTTAATTCACATAGTGATGCACAAGCACAAGGTTCAACTGGATTACATTATAAAGCAAATTCTAAGGTTGTAGAATATTTACATCTGTTTCAAGATATGTTAAAGAGAATTTGGGGAATAGTAAAAAGACCATTAATTCCTATAACAAAAGAAGATTTAAACAGAGTTAATGGAGCATATGGAATACTTAAATCAAAAGCAGATTATGTATTACTTGAACCATTCTTTGGAAGTAATCCAGAGGAAACTAGAAAATTTAGATCTTACTTACAATATGCAGATACATTAGATAAAAGTATTAAGAAATATTTGGAGAGTGTTGAGAATGGAAGAACAAAAGAATAAAACATTAGGAAAGAATATTGAAGAAATTATACATGTAAGACCATTGAATGCTTATGGAGATAATAGAAATAAAGAGGATTTAGTTAATTTCCCAAAACATTATACTGGAGATATTGAGTGTATTGATGTCATTAAACAACAATTTGGATTAGATGGAATGATTAAGTTTTGTTTAGGTAATGCAATGAAGTATATATTTAGATGTGAACACAAAGGTACAACTAAAATGGATTTACAAAAGGCAGTATGGTATTTAAATAAAGCAATAGACAATATGGAATAGGAGATGTCAGTATGAAAACTAAAACATTGGTTGATAATATTCCTACCTATGTTATTCATATTAATAGTTTTAGTACAAGTAGAGGGGGACGGATAATAGTTCGTATAGATGAGAATACCATCTTAAATGGAACATATATTCGTTCCTCTATTAAAAATGTAAAAGCTATTAAATGTATATTAGATGGAGATGAATATTATTTATTTAAGAATAAAAATATTGGATTATTTATGTTAGAGAAAGACACAATTTATGAAATGAATTGTGAATGTGAGAAGTGGGGGAATTTAATTGGATTATAGAATTGATACTAGGTTAGAAAGCAGAATAGATAGAGAAAGATATATTGGAAAACAATTTACCACTAATCAAGGATATGATTATATTGTTTTAGGAGTATGGGAACATTCTCCAATAGGTAAAGAAAAAAGGTATGTAATAGAATTTGAAGATGGAGAGCAATCACTTGCTTATTCATCAACAATAAAGAATGGTAGTATTGGGAAATATAAAGGAATGAAATTACAAATTAAAAAAGATAAGCCAATAAAAACTATTTTATTAATGAGTGATTTACATTTTTGCTATGAAGATAAAGATTGTTTAGATATATTTTATCAAGTGGCTAGTGATTTAAGAGATGAAATAGATGAATTGGTTGACTTAGGAGATGGTATAAATAATAATTCTTTATCTAAGTTTATAGATATTGAACCAACACAATATACTTTAATAGAAGAAGTTGAAGCATATAAAAATCATATAATGAAGATGAAAGAAATCCTAGATAAAGATACTAAGTTTGTGATATTGCAAGACAATCATTTCCATTTAAGGAAAGAAAGATGGTTGGCAGAGAACCCAATGCTTAGAGGATTAATCCCAGATTTATCTCCATTGTTTGATATTGAAGTTGAACATGGTGTTCCATATATGCCATTCAATCAAAATAGATTTGGTTTAATACATGGTATATCATATGGCAAGTTCTTCACAAAACAACATATAGAACAATATGGAATAGATATTATATGTGGACATACTCATACAATGCAAATGTATACAAGTAGTTCTGGTAGAGTAAATGTACATCCTATTAGAAGTTATGGTGTTCCATGTATGTCTAAACATCAAAGATATATGCAAGGAAGACCAACTAGACAAATTTGTGGATTTGGAGTATTAACTTATGATACAGAAACAAATAATTATAATATAGAATATGTTATAGTAGAAAATAAAAGTGCTATATTTAGGGGTAAGAAATACGAGAGTAATTATATAGAACAAGAGGAGTTGATGAATTAATGAAGTATTATCCAATAGAAGTCAATGAAAAAATAGGAAATAATCGTATAATGAAAGATGAGTTAGATGGAAAATATTATCCAACAACAAATTACTTTAAAGGAATAGGATTTGATACAGAAAAAGAAGCACAAAAGTTTATTGATGAAGTTTTAAAGGAAAGAGATTATATAGATGAGGGAGTTGTTGGATATGAAATTGAATGCTCAAAATAGAGAATACTTAAAAGAACAAAAAAAGGAATTATTAATAATAACAGATATAGATTTAGATGGAATTAGTGGTGCTGTATTGGCATCACTTTGGTTTCCATTAGCAACAATCTATTCTACTAGAACAGATATAGTTGGAGAATTTATAGATAGTGGAAGAATATATGAATTTACTGATGTGATGTTTATTGATTGTAGTCCTAAAACAAGAGATGAATTTAATAGTATATTAGAAATCTTTGGAATAGAACATTTGTTTATATTTGATCATCATCAATCTTTATTTGATATGTTGCCAAAACAATATATAGATAAATTTAATATTGAATTAAGATATTGTGCTACATATATATTATATAATACTTTATATTTAGATAATAATTATTGGGATGGTAGAATTGAAGGTTATTGTAGATTAGTAGATACTTATGATAGATGGTTAGATAAGGATAATGAAAATAGTTTTCTTGATGCCAAAACTCTTAATATGAAATTATCGTATTTAGGTGAGCATGTATTTAAAGCAAGATTAAAAAATTACTTATTAGGAAGTAAAGAGTTAGATGTTATACCAAGCAATTTAAAAGATGGATTTATATATTATATGGAAAGTATATCTAAATATATAGAAAAGAAATGTAATGAAGCCTATATTATAGGAGATGAAGCAATAACATTTGCAGAAGAATATAAGAGTGAAATAGCAAATCAACTATTAAGTAGATATAAAGGAAAGATTAAAAGAGGAATAGTAGTTGATGTATCAAAGAATAGTGTATCAATTAGAAGTAAAGATGGTAGTGCATTAGATAAAGCTAATAAAATAAGCTATTTAAGTGGTGGACATGAGAATGCTTCTGGTGCTAGATTAGATGGATTAAAGAAAGAGATAATAGATATGATAGCCAATAAATAAATAATCTTTATTCCTAATCCTATGTTCCACAAAGGAAAAGGAAATAAGATATAAATTAAAGTATCCCGTAAGGGATATTTTTTTATTTCCATCATATAATGTCCCACCATCATCAAC